AAGTATTTGGTTGAAAATTTTGCCATCTGTTACACCAATGCGTATGGCTTGTTCCAGCCTGCACCAATAGTGATATCAGTGTAGTGGCTACGGCTAAAGTAGTCAGTCATTGAATCATCATTGCAGAAGTAGTTAGGACCTTTCATTGCAGCCAACAGTTCGTTTAGGAACTTGCGAGCAACGCCTGCATAGTGTTGATCGATCCAGTATACGTTTACATCTTCGTAAGCGTCACGGATATTAAAGTCAATGGCGCCTGACTTGATCTTAACACATAGTGTTGAATGGTTACGGATTGCAATGCTAGCCTTCATGTCGTACTTCTTAAGTACAGCTTTGATAGCTGGTGCAAGTGTTTTTTTCTTTTCTTGTGATACATATGCCATTTTGTAGTCTCCTAATGCCTAACTGTTACATACAGTATAGCCGAAACTAAAGAAAAGGTCAACCTCTAAATGTCATTTTTAGAAAGTTTTTTTTAACCAAACGTAAACAGCACACTTTCACGTACAACTCCTGCTGGCACTATGTTGGTGCCGTGTGCTTTGCGTTGTGTGTTGTCATTAACATATCCTGCAAATGGCATGTACGGAGTTTCAGTCTGTGTTAACCCGTTATGTGGCACAATACTATCAGTGCCATACTGTGCTAATAAAGCTGGATTTTGATCACCAATGTACCAATGTGTGCCACCGTGTTTGATTTCTTTTTCACCTGTGTACAACTGCAACAATACTTTGTAGTTGTTGTGGTCAAAATGCCAAGCTAATTTATGCCCAGGAAGATCAATGAAGATGTCAACATTGCTACACTTTAAATTTGCAATGCCAGTGAGCTCAGTGAGCGGCCCTGCTAGCTGTGCTCCAATGGTGTTCAATGCATCGTAGTTGTTGGGCATAGCCATTATTCGATTTGGAGATAGCATTTGCCATTGTGTGGGAGTTTCTCGATAGGTGCGTTTGATATTAATGTAATCATTTTGCTGACTAAACACTCTGGGCAAATACCAGAGTCCTTCTCCGAGATAATCAGTTGTACCTAGCATAGTGTTTCCTTTTATAAGTTGGTACCCTACTTTGGGTCAAACAATGGACCAAAACGTTTGGTTAATACCCTTTGATGTGGTAAACATCTTTGTAGATTTTTTCAATATCTTTTGATCCCTGGTTGTACCCAACAATCCAACCAATAACTGCACCACATATTGCAATGCACACTGACGTTAAAATAATTTCCATAATAGTCTCTCCGTACTGTTAAAAGCTGGTACTCCTACTTCGGTTCGAACGAAGGACCAAAACGTTATGAGCGTTCTGCTCTACCACTGAGCTATAGGAGTGTATGTGGAGCGGATAAAGAGAATCGAACTCTTGTCAACAGGTTGGAAACCTGTAGCTCTACCATTGAGCTATACCCGCTTGGTACGCCTGCTAGGAATTGAACCTAGGACCTATCAAATATCTGCAGATATTAATCGCTCTTTCTCTGAGCTACAGGCGCATAGTCTTGGCAGACAGGGTGGGATTCGAACCCACGGAACCTTTCGGTTCGCCGGATTAGTAATCCGGTGCCTTCGACCACTCGGCCACCTGTCCTTGCACTTACACAAATATATATACCTGTGTAAGGTGTTAATTTTTAACTGTTAACGTAGTTAGCCAGATCATCTTCTTCGTCATCTTTTTCATACTGATGACTGTTGATAATCTCTTCCATTAGCTCACGCCCAAACAACCCTTGTTCAATTTCTCGCAGTGCTGTCATGGCTTTATTACCTGGTTGTGCAACCAACGGTGTGGCACCGCGCCCAAGTTGCCTTGCACGTTCTACTGCAATTAAAATGAGGTCATATGGTGATCCACCAACGTGTGCTAGACCTTCTGCATTACTGATTCGAGCCATGTTATTCTCCTGGATATAGGTTGATGCTAGTTGTTGCATATAATAATACTATACAGGCTAACATATAGCATGTCAACCGTTAATGTTAATATTAACCTAATTAAATTATTATGAATTATTATGGGAGTGTTTAAGTTGAGGGACTAACCATGGCCCCTCGCGTGTTTATTAAGTAACAACCCTAACTGTTAACATTAGCGCAAGTATTAGGCTGCGTCTTTGCCTTTTCCACCGGATACAGTGCGTAGATTGCTGCTTACAAAGCTATACAGTTCGTTGGCTTTTTCAACAATTTCTTCTGGTTGATACATTTTAGGCATGTAGTCGGCCCAAAATTCAGCAGCATCTTTGCCTTGCTCTTTCCATGCATCGAGTGCTTGTTTTGTAAAAGACTCTTGCATTTCAACTTGTTTGTCCAGCATGTCTTTTGCCATCTTTAGTGTTTCAAGACGGATTTCAAATGGGTTCTTGTTCATGATATTTTTTCCTTTGTGTGTGTCATGTGTGTGTTAACGTAGTCTACTACTCGTTGTGATTGCACAATTTCGTAGTGATTGCGGTCTACTGTTGCGTATTCTACATCATCCCTGCATGTCATGCTGGAACGTGTAACCACACCGTCGTTTTCCCCAACCAACCATGGTACATCCCCTACAGTAGTAACAATCTGCATCCATGGTATACTGATATTTATCTCCCTACTTTGCAAGATAAACTTACTCCTTGATGTTATATCTTTGAACAACTGATAATGCGGAACAAACAATGTGCTCCACGCAGCTATTTCGCTGCCATTAAATGGTGTTGCTAAACTTATAGCACCTACACTGTTTGGTATACAATTTTGCAAATGCACTCCATATATACCTCCCAAACTGTGTGTTATATAATACACTGGTTGGTTAACGTTTGTCAACCTATTAATCATACGATCTAGGTTATTTTCTGCGCTATCTTCTTTATCATAATCAAGATAAATTGGATCTATTGCTTGAATGCTTTGCTGTATATACGCAAAACTTCTATTGCTTGCAGTTGCGCCGTGTATGTAAACTATTTGCATCTAATATTTAGCCAGTAATAAAGGGGCGCCGAAACGCCCCTTGGTGCCGTTGTTTTTATATTTTTAACTTCTTAGAAGTTAAAGGATAGGCTTATTTTTGGTGTTAGGTCTTGGGTGTCTAGGTCATAGTTGATGCCTGAAGTTACTTCAGCACCTGCTATGCTCATCACATGCTCGCCGCCAATGTTTTGACTCGTATCATCTTCGTCACCGTTGATGTATGCTGTAAGACCGTTTGCGACTTCTACCGTGCCCTCGTATGCCCAATGATTCGCATCATTGTCATATGTAAGTAGGCTACCTACTTCTAGTGATCCTACATTAATTCCGGAAAGTTCACCGCCCCATACATAGTTTTTACTTGTACGGTTATAGTCTACACTTGCTGTTACGCCTGCAATACCTGCATCCATTGTGTATGCACCTTGTAGGTTGCTTACTTCAGTGATGTCTGTTGTGTAGCTGGAAAGCCCAATTGCTACACTTGCTGCACCTGATGTTACCATTAGTGACTCAGTCATTGCTGGTACTGTTAGTGTACCAGTAGCACCCGCAGCCGCTGTTGTTTCTGGCATTAGGTTGTTGTTGTCACCAAATGCTAGGTCGAGACTGTTTACTGTAGTACCAACTGTCCATGTGTCTAATGTCAATGAATTGCCGTCTGTTGCTTTAAAGTCCAAGTCAACAGTTGCAACATCGCCTGCATCAATGTCTAGTTCAACACCCATTGTGCCTTTGTATTTGTCGCTTCCGTTTTCAGCAAAGTCAAGATTTATTGCACCTGACATTACTGGAGCAACTGGAGTTGCTGTGTCTTCTGCTAGTGCAGATGTAGCAACTATTGCAGCTACCGTTGCTAGTACGAATGTACGCATTTTAAATTTCCTCATAATTAATGATTTTTTTGCGAGCGGGATTCTCTTTTGCTCAACGTATTAATTATGTAGATGTAACTCGTAAAAATGCAAAATCCAGCAATTTTGTAATAAGATAAAATGAGAGTGTTACATTGCTGCAACACTCTCTTGATCGTTCTGTTGCTAGGTGATCAACCCCGGAAGCCTAGTTAGGCTGCCATTGCCATTTCTGGCGCTCTATTTGCGTTTGCATTTAGAAAGTTTGTTCGCGGTAACGGCGCTTACATCCCGGTAACTCCACTTTCTCTATTACGTCAATCTATCCTATGTCATCCCCATCAACTATACACTCAGTAAATGTATACTTGGTGGAGATGCCCGGTACTGCCCCGGGGTCTTGTCCGTCGTTGTTAAAGTTTCAACGTTACATTCTATTTATAACATATTTTTAGAGTGGTGTCAATAGAAAAGGCAGTGTGTTGATTCACTGCCTTTCAATATCAAAGTCCGTTAGGTACAATGATATAATGAATCATTAGCACAATTGCTACAATATCATTTCTTCCATATTATAGAGTGCGGATGCATGTTTATTAGGGTTAGCAATAGCTACAATTTGAGATAGTTTGATGGTTACAAGACTATTGTATTTGTTCTGAATACCCTTAAAGTAATCAGCCTTCATGGATTTATAATTCTGAAAGTAATCAGCCTTACTCTTGTGCTTTATCTTAGGTTCTAGCTGTATAGCACCAGTTTGTGGATTAATTGTTGCCGTGTGTACCCTGTTTACTATTATGAAATCTTCTGTGACACTATCAAACCTGGCAACCACTTCTTCACCCGTGCTTAACTTAATTGTTAATACATCCTTCATCATAGCAACCACTTCTTCACCCGTGCTTAACTTAATTATTTTCTCGTGTCTATTATATCCTATAGAAGTTACTGACATTTGAGTATCCTTTGTTACTACATCTATACGCATTGCCTACATTATGTTTATAACATATTTTTAGAGTGGTGTCAATAGAAAAAATTAATTAATATATTTGAATGTCATATTAATAGAATATCTATCTGCATGTTCTTCGTTTCGGATACCAACACTGTGAAAACTAATTGGTCATGCTGGTCCACACAATTCGAACCCATCAAGATATTGTTTATAACTAGCAGCATCACCAAGGTACAAATGTTTGAATCCTTCTTGTTTGTAGTGAGCACAAATATAGTGCAGACTGCGAATACCCAGTTGTATTTTAGGTTTATGATATGTCCAAGCAAATTGATTTGCGGCTACATTTTTTGTATTATACCGAAACATTAATGTAAACCCTACCATTACTTCGTTATCGTAGTATGCAAATACATCTGACTGTGGGTACAAGTATTCGTCACTGAACAGCGGCATAACACTGGGAAATTTTTTGTACTGACAGTATGAGATATAAATTTTGTCAAGTTCGTCTGTGTTAAACGCTCTTATAAACTGAGCTGTGATGCCCGCGCCTGCTATATCAGTCATGCTATAATTAGTTTGTTCTAAATCAATTCTGGCGTGCATGGTATACAATTATTCGGAGGTTACAAACTCTCCATCCTGTATTTTAAATATTTTTACTTTGTGTGTTCCTGAACGAATATAAGCACGACCACCGTCAATCATCTTGTCTCCAACTACTCGATAGTCATGTCGGTGTTGACTGTAATAGTATTTACCGTTAACCTCGACCATACCAAACTTGAGGTCTTTAATTGTATCTGCATTAGTGATCATAATAGATGCATTGTCTGAAAAGAGGTTCTGATACAATGCAAAGTATTGATTGCCAAACTCTGGATGTGGAGTAGCACGATAGTACACATCAGCAGCAAATGTGGCGTTTGTGTTAGTTGCGCTTGTGCACACATACTTTACTTTTACGCCATCTTTTTCTGTGTACAGCTTTTCTACTGTTGCTGTGTCAAAGATTGGCTCGTGATGGATATGCATTTTAATCTTTCTAATCATCAAATATTTGTCTACGCCATTTCTCATGACAGTCTTGACATAAGTCTAAATCTAAGTTAAGGCCAAACTGATGATTCAATAATGAAATTACTGGTGTAATGTCTTTACTGTGAAAATCTGCAACATCAATTGCAATAACTTCGTCCTCATTGAGATTAAATAATCTACATACTACATCTTTGTCATACAAAAAATTATATTGCCAGGGCTTGTGATATTTTTCTAACAACTTATTTCTTTGTTTTGAAATATACATATCAGAGTTATAGTTTTCAATTGTAACAATTGCTTGTTTGCCAAGATGTTTTGTTTTATGCATTACCCAAAACGCATTTTCTGTGTGGTCAGTTAATACAGTTGTGAGTGTATTCTCTTTAATTAGTTTTTCCGCTTGAGTGTAATCCTCTACACCCATTAAATGAAATCCTTCTTCAATATGATTTTTTCCAGTTGTAATATTGTTATAATGATCTTTTATGTAAGCATTGTAATCATTAGTTACTACTTTTGGAGCAATATATGTGCTGGTACTGATCATGTTTGCTAAATGATTCATCCCAACTAAGGGGCAACCCAGTACCGCTAATAATTTATATTCAGATATATTCATTCCTTGCTGATTACTTTTTAGCAGGTGTTTTTTTAGTAGCCGGCTTTTTTGCAGGTGTTTTTGCTTTTGCCTTAGCAGGTGTTTTTGTTTTTGCTGCATCTACACGCATTGCTGGAGTTAGCAACAACGGTTTATCTACTTTTGTTGCAGCACCTAGCCCAACAAGATTGGTAATCATGTTTGAAAGTTTTGAAAAAATAGTCATACAGTTTCCTTATTGTATAATTTGTTAAGTTAACTACGAGGTAGGCCAGTGATTTCAGTAATAGCAGCAACAAGTTCTTCGAGTGAGTTGCACACTACTTTAGCGCCGCTCCATTCGTCTTCGCTGTCTCGACCACTTATATCAAGCAGAAAGCCGTTGTCAGCAATAGTTACTGAAAAGTTGTCGTCAACTTTAGTGAGTTTTTTAGATATAGACATTTGTGTTTCCTATGTTGTATATGGCGGTCCGAACGGGAATCGAACCCGTCTCACCGGCGTGACAGGCCGGTATATTAACCGATATACTATCGGACCGTTTAATTTATTCTACTCTACTAATATAGCATTGTTAAACGGGATTGTCAACCTTAATCGTAACCTAATACAGCAACTTTATCCATATCGTCATTTATGATCTCAGCTTCGCGAGCTTTGTATGCTGCTTCAAATCCCACTTCGTGGATATAATTTTCATTATTTCCCCAAAGTCTTTTAAAATATGAATTGTAAGTTTTTTCGACTGCATCGTCGGACCAGGTTTGATCAATAAGCTTGCCTTTGATCATCCAATTAAACCGGTTAGCTTCTTTACGTACAAATGGACTGCACATTGTGGTACCTCCTTGTTGTATTTGTATTTACAACGGTTCCACAATGTTAGCGTAAACTTGCACAAGTTATACCTGTTTAACACTGAATAATAAATACAGCACAAAGGATTTTCATTGTGAAACTATATACCCCATTCCAACTGTTTACACCCGAAGAATGTGAGCAAATTATTAAAGATACAAAAGAACTTGCCGAAAGTGATGGTATTGCTGGGGGGAAATATAATACTAGTATAAGAAATAATAAAATATTTTGGATAGATTATAAAGATATTGAAAAGTTACGTAATCTTATGATGGATATTGAAGATTACAATATATCTTGGATACAAGAACCTATCCAAATTTCTAAATATGAAAAAGAGCAGTACTATCACTGGCACACAGATCAATCAGTGGACAAAAGAACTAGCTCTCGAATACTTACACTAACATGCACACTTCAAACAGCGCCTGGCGCACAATTTGAAACAAGAGATCATACATTTGATCTACAGCAAGGCGAAGCAGTTATCATTCCGTCAACTGCTGAGCACAGGGCGCTACCGCCAACCAGTGGCACACGCTGGGCGGTAACTGTTTGGGGCATGGGAGATAATCCTAATCTATAGGAAATGTTGTGAGCAACAAGACTCAAATTACGCTCACGAATTGGCATCGGTGTAGAGATTCGAACTCTATAAGCCTAAGCACTGGTTTTGGAGACCAGCCTACCTCTCCAACTGTAGCGCACCGACATAAAAAAAGCCCCCAATGAATTAACACCAGGGGCTTGCTTAAAATAACTTTTTAAAAAGTCACGTCAAGACATACCCCTACTCAATGGTGGCCAACATGTAATATATGTTGTGTTAGTCTGTGACATGTTAATATTCCTTATTTCTTATTATGTATTTATAATACACTATTATTTAGCGGTTGTCAACTATTAACAAGCAATTTAGGTAAAATATTTTAAAATAATATGGTGCCAATCAAGGAATCGAACCTTGCCGCAGAATTGATATGACGCCTGTGATATCTGTACTGTTAGCAAACCTGCATTGACTTATTCTATTCTTTTCCAGTGTAATTCATCATCCAGTGGCAACCGGCCTCTGTACTCTATACCCGTTTCTTCGTCGATTAGTCTCCACTTACTTGGGCACTTGGTAATTACTTTGAGTTCAACAGCTATATCAATGGCAGGTACGTCTGTACCGTCTTGTAAAGTTCTAGTCAAGCTCATTGTTGTCTCTCATTTGTTTTCTTATTTTTGTAGCACTGATGTTGTGTATTTCTTCGCCCAAATTGTGCTCTGTAAATGAATAACCTACACCACGACCATAACTAATGTTGACTATGTTAGGAACTTTTGCTACTTCGTATTCTATGTGGCAAGTATACCCGTGTTCTGCAAGTCCTGCTATAATGTTATTCCTTACATCAAAATAATCAAACGGATTGTCTGCTTGTCTAGGTCCTGCATCTTGGCCGTGAACATCACGGCACATAATAATGACTTGTCCTGTTTTGGCTAATGCACGTTTAAATAATTCAGTGTGTACGTCGTGCCAAGGTTGCCACCTTCCAAGCAGTTGTACTGTAGGTGCTTTCCAATCAAACGGCATGTGTTGATTCCCACCTAGCAATAACAGAAGTCAACTGGCTTGCAGTATCAGTGAACCATTCAGCAACATGATAATCAAAGCTAGCAGGCTTTTCAAACATCTTGTTAGTGTCAGCAAACCTACTTTCTTTAATAGTGTCCATCCACACTGTAAAGTCTGGGTTAAACTCTTCTCGAGCTGCTTCAGTTGGGCATACAAAGTCTGCTACGGCAATTTTGCCTGCCTTAACAACACCGTCCGCTAGGAACTTCATACGCTGTGCTTGACGCATACGTCCTATTGGTGTAAAATCCCAATCGTTGTAATGTTTGCGTACTGCATCTGCATTAAGCCATACACCACCTACTAGATTAGCAAACGGTTGTGCTAGTGTGCTCTTGCCACTTCCGGGAAGCCCAAATATTAAAATTTTAGTAGGCATAGTTCTTCCTTTAAAAGGTGTTAATAATTTTTTTGTCTACCATTCCATCATGCGGGCATGTTCTATATACTTTATTCCGGAATTGTTTTATACGATCCCTCTGCACTACTGTACGCAAGTATTAATTTTTCCCACTGCCTATCAGACATTTCAATTACTGCAACGTAGTTATCATCATCGTTGATTGCTTGTTGTATTACAACTGATTCCTCTCCAAAGAACATTTTTACATCCTGAAACTCACCATGCGAATCTAACACTGTAACAACGGTCTCATTAAACTCTTCTTCAACTGTAAACAACTTATGCTTCCTTGGTATTGTTGGTGATCTCTGCAGGATTCGAACCTGCGACCTAGTGCTTAGAAGGCACTTGCTCTATCCAGCTGAGCTAAGAGACCTGGAGCGGGTGAGCAGGATCGAACTGCCGACATTCTGCTTGGCAAGCAGATGCTCTACCACTGAGCTACACCCGCATATAATATTAGTTATACTGTTGTGTCTTGCATAATAGAATAAATGTATTCAGCATAAGCAAGATGCGCTGGACGGAAAAAATGCCCGTCTGGTTCATGTGGGAAATTGTTATTAATTGCAAAGCTACAAAACTCGTCAGTGACTGATTTTTGAGGACGATACACAAAATCCGGCCAATCAAAATTCCATATTGCCTGAAAACTGTCTAAGTTAATCAATTTGATGCCTCGACTGTGTGCCAAGGAGTTTAGTGCCAGCATATTTTTAAGCTTGTTATTGTAACCCCGTGCATAATTTCCTTCAAACAACAACCATTGTTTTGCATAGTCAACGTATTCCTGGGCGCGGTCAACTAATAGCCCTATGTTTATTCCTGTTTTAGAAAACTCATTGGGGACAACCTGATGAGTTAAATGACTAAAATTTATAGGCCGCCAGTATTGATGTTCTTCGTGCCAAATTTCGCCTCTATCCATACCAGTCCAGCAAGCAATGATTGCATCGTTACTGCTAAGGGTGTTTATTTGTTCTAAGCCAATTCGCAGCATTGCATCATTGCTGCCACCAGATATTGAATAGTTTAGCGGATAATGTCCTAGCATTTCTGCTAGCAATACTGGATAACTATTCTTGGCTCCGTATTCAACTTGTCTAACAAAGTTACGCTGTGTATACCCTGCATCCGGATCTAAGTGCATGTGTGCACCGTTTGCATGCGAACACCCTAGTATTAGGCACTTTGTTGTCATTCTACACTATTGTTTCTACGTATGTCAACCGTTAAACAGTGCATACCACCATCCCAGAAACTTCTTGTACGAAACGGAACCCAATGGACCTGCACATCGTGTTTGGCTAGTTGTAATTCTAAGTTTTTATTACTACCTAACATTATAACATTTTGTTCGTCAATGACTAAACAGTTTAATTCAAAATACGTTTCGGTATAATTGCCTACCCAGTCTAATGCGTGTTGTTCGATGTGGTTTCCAAAACTTTTGTTGCTGTTTATGGTTACATCTGGTAGCCACCACTGTACGTTTTCATGTGGCACATGACTACTGTAATGGTTGTGATCGTGAAACTCTGGGTTACTAAGATCAATCCTTGTCCATCCAGGAAAGGTTTTATCGTAACTAGGAAAATAACTGTTTGAAATCAATAGTCCTGGTTTAAGAATAGCAAAGCACCCATCCATGTGTCCACCATTGTGCATAATATTCACATTGTAATCTGTCAGAAAATCTTGATTCATTTCTTCACCGTGCGGAGTATCAATGATAATGTCTTTGTTCATTCTTACAATGTTTGCACCATTTAGATGTTGATTATTAGTAAGAATAACACTGCATTCAGTGTCAAGTTTGTATTCTTCTAGTATCAATTCCCAGGCTTTAGTGTGCCAAACTTGGCCAATTAATTTATTACCGAGTGTAACAAATTGATCTCTTGGTGTAATTTGAGGCTTAATTAGTTGCCCTGTGTATGTATCTATAAATGAATTAATATTGTCATAGGTTGGTCTGCGAACACGAACTCCAAACGATTCAATAGTAGTTTGTATTGTGTCTAGGTCTTCTTTGGTAATTTCAGTAAGAGTACGAAATGCATCTCTAACTTGTGTTGGCAAATGATCGTACCAATCAGCTGGGTAGACATCACCTAGCCACACCTCTTTTAACGGGCTCCAGCTATTACTACTGTTAATAATCATTAATATAATCCAATCTACACATTAGTTAGAATTTCCCAAGTTTGTTCCCATCCCTCTGTATTATAGAACTTTCCAGGTCCATATGCAAATGAATTCTTACCGTCAGACCGTGCAGCGATTGCTTTTGCAATTGTATAGTCGTTGCCGCCTTCGGCGCATTTATCACCAACAAACAATAACTTGTCAGTGTTCTTAAAATTACTTAGTATTTGCGACTTGTCTGAACCCCGAGGAGCAATGTCAATGCCGGTATCCCCGCCTATTGTTGCTTGCAAGTCTGGAAACATTGTATTAAATGCATTTGCAATTATATTGCGTTCGTTTGAAGATGTGTCGTATGCTACATATTGCTCACGTTGTTCTACATTAGCACCTCTTCCCACAACACTAAAGTTTACCATACCAGGGCGTTTCTCAATATGAGTGCCAGTGCGTAAATTAAATTTACTTTCGTATAAACAACCATTTAAAAAGTATTCAGCATGCTCTGGTAATGTCCAATCGTTTGTATGAATGTTTATATCTTTTTTCCAAACGTCATTGCCGCTGCAATTGTAAACACGCTTGCATTGGTGATAGATATACTCGCCTACCTGCTCGATAGTTTTGGGACGGTCACTACCCGACACCAGATATACTGCATGTGTTTCACAAAACTTGCCAAACCATACTGCAAAGGCTTGGTCCATGCGTTGCCTACTAGGAGTTAGTGTCCCGTCAACATCAAATATGTACTTGGTTGTCATTGTAGTTAGGCCTTGCTCTTGTTACGTGTACTACTATAAGTCTATATTATAGAAGTCAACGTTATTTTCTTCTAGTTCTTCCTTTGTTTGATATGCAACTGTGTCGTATACGGCCAATTCTGCTATAAATTGTTTAGGTAAAAAATTACTAGGGTTTATATAAACAACATATCCTGCATCTAGTAATTTTTTACAAAACTCATACTGTTGACTTGCATCTGTCAAATTAACACCTGGCTTGTATGTAATATAGTCAAAGTAATAAGGCAAATTATCTGGATTGTTTTTTATAAACCATTGTGCTAAAAACTCACTGTGGTTATTATTGTAATGGTCAACAATTTCACCAAACACATATTCGCTGCCAATGCTTTTAGCATACTGTATCATTGCAATATTATCACGCGGTAAACATGGTCCACCGTAGCCATAGCCAAAACTAAATTTTCTATTGCGGTCATATGTGTCCATGGCAAAGTTAACAGCATCCAAGTCCTCTTCCATGCCACTTTCTATCACTAGTTTGCTTATCTGATTATTAAAACTAATACGCAATGTCATTAAACAATTAAATGTAATTTTTAATATTTCTGCAGTTGTTGACTGAACCACAGTAAATGGTGCATTATTTTTTTGTATAGACTGGAATATCTTTTTACATGCCTCTGCTTCTTGTGTGTGTGGTGTCCCAATTAGTGTACCATCTGGATTATAGATCTTATCTATTACGGTGCCTTGCGCAACAAAGGTAGGACTGTATATTACCTTTACACCGCATCTATTTAGTTTTTCTTGTATTTTAGCAGTATCGCCAGGATTAGTGGTACAACCAATGATTAGTTTTATATTGCTAACATCGCCTGGGTGTGTTAGAAAATTATCTGCAACCTTTTCAACAGCACTCACATCATAAGTGCCGTCTGGGTTACTTGGAGTGGCAACCATTACATAAATGTATTCACATTCGTTGATTACACGATGATTGTCTGTGGTAAACTCTATATTTTTACTTGCATGAAGTCGAGATGCTACACCAGGCTCTACAGTGTCTATTTGTTTACGCTGGAGTTGTTCAACGTATTCTTGTTTGTAACTACTAGCAATTACGTTGTAGCCAACTTCTTCAAATACTAGTGCGTAGGATAACCCTAGCTTACCTACACCAATTATTCCTATGTTCATTCTAAAATTTTCTTTCTCTCTTGATACAAAAATATTTATATTAAGGCAAAAAGACACTAAAATTTGGCAGAGGACTAAGGCGTGTCGAGTTGACTACAAATTAATGCGTGTGTCAATGGGTTAAAACGTAAATAAAAATTGTTTCCAAGTTCTTTATCCACGTGAAATGCAATGCTATACCAACTCTTACAGTTATTTAACCATAGCTCACTTCGATGATTTTTCAATACCCAATCAACTTTTAAATAAGGATTAGGTAAATTGCTATGATCGAATTCTATATTGTAAGTTATAGTTTCAATTGTAGATCTTAAGTTACTGTTACAATAAAATGTATCAATAAGTTTTGAATTATCTGGTTTGTATTTTGATATTTTAGCAACTGGTAAATTTATAGTGTTATTACTTTGATAGAAGTTATTCCTAAATAAAGCAACAGAATTATTTATGCTTTTATTAAAATTGTGTGGTAAATCGACGCCTGGGTTAAATTCGTTAATTGGGTCATAGTTAACCATTGTAAGTCTTAGATCAATCTCATCTGGGTACCATACTAAATTTTTTGCACAATTGAAATTTTGTATAACATGTTCTACTATTACTGCAAAGTTTTCAGTAAAACAATCATTTGCAAAAGTCTCTGTGGTGACTATATCAATTGTCTCGTGATCCCAACAAGCATTGTCAACTGACAATACATCAGCATTGATTACAGTAATAACATCTGCCATTCCTGCTTGTTCTATAAAGTATTTTGCAGTTTGAAAATTTATTTTATCAGACTCAAATGAGTAAACTTTCTTTGCACCTGCATAGGCAGCCAACACACTAAGAATACCAGTACCAGTGCCAATGTCCAAAACAACCTTGTCTTTGCACTTATCTACACGCCAAAAGTCATTGCGTACTTCATCGTTAATCATCAACAGGTCGTAACCCATTCTGGAACCGGTCCAATCAATATTTCTTAATTGTTCATTATCCATTTTTTTACTTTCAATTTATGGTAGTCTGTAAGGGAGTAGATGTAAACAGATTAATAACGTGTATGTGAGGGGAGCTTCGGCACCTATTACGCTTGAACAGCGCAACAATAACTCCACCCACTCCTCACTAACGACCTACACAGCCGGCATACTCGCATATGGTGCCCCGTGTCCGACTCGAACAGACCACCTATGGTTTACAAAACCATTGCTCTACCGGATGAGCTAACGGGGCATCACGCAAATATTTATCCTGCGTGTATTGGACCAATACATTTATTCTATCCCCATTTTGCTTGTTTCGACTTCACGTTCTTCTGCAAACAACATCAACTCTACAGCCAACTGACGTGCTTGATGACGTGTCAATGACAAGTGGTTGAAGAAGTCTGCTGAACCACTTGTAGTGCGTTCGCTCTTTGGCTTAACCTGTGTAACCTGAACGCAAGTCATTCGATCCTTGCCACCCCAGAAGCGTGTCTGAGTCAATTCGTTTTGGAATGTGCAGTCTGGTACATTTCTAAGTTCTGTTGACATTTGGATTGCCCTCCTAGTTGTCTGGACTGCTTGTAGCTTGCTAACACACCTATCAACACTTCCTCCCTCACCTAGCCTTATTGACATTGCTAGTTACGTTTGGTTGCTTCTTGTGTGCAGCTAAAAACAGTCCTTTGTTTGTTACTATACATTTAATATAGCACAGTTTGTTCTAGTTGTCAACCTTTAATTTGGTCCAGGGTTGTGCCAAACAATAACTATACTATAACACAGGTAAAATCACATGTCAATGAGTACATACATTCCGGATTCGTACAGCGGGGAAAATTTTAATAAAAAACTTCTAATACTGCTTCGCAGTGCTGGAATTGATTCTATAATTGCACATTCAATACTTCAGCGCCCAATTGTTGAAGGTCAATGGACTATGCAACTACCTGAAGTGCCAGAAGAGAAATGGAAGCAAGCAAATTTCCGTTTAGTATTGCATGCGCAGGACTTTGTACACTGGTACAAAAACACGTCATGTGTAGAGTTGCTTTGGATTGAAAAACACTACACCAACGAACAACAGCGTAAAATTATATTCTTGCATTGGGATCATAGTCTAACTAATTGCTACACAGGATATATAAAATGTGTTGAATTTGCAAGTCATAGTTACGAACTAGTGCACCAACTCAAGGAACGATGGAACGAATGGAAAGACGTGCATACCAAAGACATCAAGTATAATTTTATTTGCTTGAATGGCCAGCCAAAGCCGCATAGAAATAAACTGTTTGACCTCTTGCGAAATGAACCAACTGGATACACCACACACGGGCACAAAAGCCCAGCACCGTTTGCCTTATACTCAGATTACAATTGGAATAATGTTAACAACTTTATTAATCTAATGCCATTGTATCAACAATCCAAAGCTAGTATTGTAAGCGAAACTATGTACGCTGATCATCCAGGCATCATCACTGAAAAAACATTGCTAGCTATTGCTGCTAAACATCCATTTATGTGCATAGGACACATTAATATACATCGAGAAATTGTTGAACGGGGGTTTGAAAATTTTGATAATCTATTTGATCTAAGTTACGAAACATTGGATGCAACACATCGTTTAGATGCAGCAATAGATTTAAACTTGCCGATGATGCAAGACCCAGACTGGGATGTTGGTGCAGCAGTTGATAAAGCTGAGCGCAATTTTGATTTTTTAATGAACGATTATACAAAAAGCATTGAACAACGTGCGCAGAAACAAATATACCAAATTATGGCCCAAAGTTATTAGTAAGCCACGTTTCAATATCGCCAGTTAAGTTAACCATCATTGCATCTTGGCTGTTAAAAAAACTAATGCGATGTTTACCGTAGTAATACGGCCAATTTAGTTTACGATCTAATCCTAGTATAACTCGCTTGTTATAACGGTTCCAATCTTTGGGTAACTCAAAATCCCAATGCTCAAACTGCAATTTTTTCATTACGTTAAAACCTGTAGCAGTTAACCTAAGTCCACCTGAGTCTCGAGTGTTGTACCACCAACTAATAAAAGCTGATTTATAGTCATGCCCAATAAGAGTGTCATTGCCCGAAACTTCATGCAAGTCTAAAAAAAGCCGTGTTAATTCTTCTTTATTTCGCTTCACTGTAAACAACTTCGCCTTTGGTGAGTAATACTACACTAAATTTGTCTGTTTTAAATTGTATGTTTAATTTTTTAGCTAGACTAATAGCATGCCCTGGATTAGAAAAGCTAACTTTTTTATACTTAGGACCAGGGTACTGCACCAACATGTTTGATGTTTTTAAATTAATTGGGCTATTGTTGTAGTATACTGCCCAAATGCCTTCGCTAGCAAGAACTTGTTCGGTTTTGTAGGTAGCTTTATCAGTAATATCAGCTAGTATAGTAGGTTTAGGTCTGCTCATGATTTGTTATCTCCACAGTTATTTATGATAAACTGCGTAGATAACTGGGTTAACGGCTTAGTTAACTACCAATCTCCGCCACTTACTTCAACTTGTACTACTTCTTGATTTTTATTATGTTCGGTTAATAGTTCAATATCTAACAAAAGTTTAGTGATGTCCCCGTGCAAATTCCTAGCATCTGCAAGAGGCCAAACAAAGTCATCAACGCCCTTGCTTTCGCATGCTTGTACACGATCAATAAATTTTCGTATATAAAGTCCGCTCACTTAAAGGTAAATCCGTCTGCTGTCATTGCCGGGCCGCGATAAGGATACCGCTCAAGCAAAATTAGCTTAGGACAAAACTCAATGGTAGCCTTGTCGTTAACAACAATTTCGTACCAACCAGCAGCATGCCAACTTTTTGATTTAGGCTCTTTAGTATAGATAGGCAAGCGAGTTTTTACATTGTACACAGCATTATATGGTTTTGCGTCAGTTTCATATCCGTTGATCTGGAACTCGGGATTGGCAATTTTTTCTTTCTCATCTTCAAACGAGATCTTTGTAATGTCACGAAGTGCACTGATAGTTTTATAGTTTGTAACACCACTGGGTGTGCGTAAAATATAACCGCCTTTGGCTTTTTCTAAACTTCCAACTTTTTGATCTTGGTCTTTAACAATCCAAAATTTATTAGCAACAACTGGTCTTGCAATAGTCTTGTTCATAATGTTATTCCTTTTATCTGCCTTGTGCGTAACTGTAACAGCCTTCAGTGAAACTGTTGCTGTGTCCAATGGGGCATTCTGATGTTGATTGTATGTTACGTATCTTAGCCCATTCGTATCCGGCCATGTGACCTGAGCAGTCTTGTGTGCAACGATATCCTTTATAGGATAAATCTTCTGCTAGGATATCGTTTATTTTCATTGTTGCAATGCTCCAGGGTATTTCTGATTAAGCCAACGACCGTATTGTTCAGCTTGGTCACTTAGTCTAGTTAACTCGTATTTACCACAAAATTTCAAGAACTTCGAGCCCACTTGTCCTACGTCTTTGTTAGTGAGTTGTTCAATGATTGCTAAATCAACTCTGTCTTTAATTTCATCTGGCATAGCAGTTAGGTCAATTAATTCTTTGTTTCTATTGTAATCATCTAGCACTCTATGCTCATCACCATTGTGATCAGTCCAGCGTTGTAGCATCATATTGTTCCATGCGTATCCTTGCTTGTTACGATCTTCAAATGCCTCTTGTAATCCTATTTTATTTTTAGTGCCTTTCTTGCGCACACCTGGATATGCACTAAACACATTATCGCTACTGTCACCGCGCATGCACTTTTCAAACAACAGCCATTCAGGATCACCTAACAGTTTAGGCTCCTTTGTTTTTTTATCTAGTACTTGCTTGCCTTTGCTATCAAATATGCCTTCTAGTGTAATCAAACTGTCAGTGATACCATTAAACTGTGTAACGTTGTTTGTAATCAGTTGATAAAAGTCACTGTCACTGCTAATAATAACATGTTCGTCATCTTGGTGTAAATGTATCCAACGTGCTATAAGATCGTCTGCTTCTGCATTAGCATCACGCAGCACACTACAATTTGTACTTTCACGTATGTATGTACTAAAGTCATCAAACGTACTCCAGAACAACTGCTCTTCTTCTTGTTCGGTTTCGTTTTGTGCAGCTCTTGCTTCGCTACGATTAGCTTTGTAAGGTTTGTAATGATCCTTGCGCCATGAACGCCCTTCCAGCATAAACACAACATGATCTGCGTTAAACTTCTTTGCCACTTTGTTAATAGCTGCCATGCTGATGTGCAACGCTGTACCAACCTTCTCCCAAGGGTCAGACCCTCGGAACGCAACATGCCTTGCACGGAAAAACATATTAGCAGTATCGATAAGTAAATACTTCATACTAAGCCCTTTGTTGTTATAGTACTATACTAACACTATAACACAGTGTTGTCAACCAGATAAGGATGCAAGACTTTGCGTGTCCAGTCTAAATGTCCATGTCTGGTCGGGTGAAAATCATCATCATCCAGTAAGTCATATTTACCAGCCCATTTATGTAAATCTGTAATATCGGGAAACATTCTTTTGTATGTTTGTTGTATATTTTTTGGCAAGTAAGGTGTAATATCAAAGTTATTTGTGCGTGAAAGTCCATCACAAAACTTTAAAAATAAGAATGTATAACCTTTTGCAGTAAGGTATTGATACATACTGTTTATAATAAGATAATTTTCAATTGCACGTGACTCGTTGGTTTTTGGTACAAGGTATTCTTTTAGGTTGCCTACGTTTGAACCAGTATGGTCCGATCCTCCAGTGATGCCACTGACTACATTTTTACTGTAATTAAAATGAAACGGATAGGTTTTATTGTCATTGGAGCTAGGCATAACATAATCATCTCTGTCGTTGCCACTCCACATAACAACTACTAAACTGTTCTTAGGATCTGGACTCTCATTTTCTATACACCATTGTAAACTATTTGCAATATGGTTATTACCAGCACCTGGCATACTGCAATCTTGCACCGTATCAAAGCCGCCTATGTCTCTAAGGTAATAAGGCCATGATGTGGCACTTGTCTCGTGGTTGTTAAAAGTAAAACTACATCCGCTTACTATCAAGTTGCTATATCCAACTCTGTCAATAATATCAAATTGTTTCTTAATTTTTCGTGTTTTAAACAAGTTTCTTCTCTACTATGTACTTGGTTAGATATTGAGCCCACACTCGATGACCATCAGGCCCATAATGCCAGCTTGTTGGGCTAATTGTATCACATTTTTTGCTTATTACCGTATTAAATGTTGAGTCTGGATCATACGGCTCAACATAACTACTTCCCCATTCTTTACGGTCTGTAATTTTTGCAAAGTCGTTGTTACCATTGAAAAATATGTGTTTAATTCCCAATTCTTCTAGTTCTAAATGAAACTGCCAGATGTTTTCATGCCATTCTTGTGTTACAACGTCCCAATCTATGTCTGCAACAAACTCTTTGTACTGTCGTTGATGCGACTCGGGTACATCGTCAATGCCAGAAGCATTTAGTTGATAGTACTTGCCATCGATTACCCATTCCTGCCGCTCCCAAGTACTCCACTGTATAATCATTAATGTTTTATACAAATTATGCTGATTTTCTGCAATCCATTTGCGTGTAGTCCTGATAATACGATTATTGCTACTAGCACTTTCGGCATCACACTTGAATCCACAACTTAGCCGTTGACTTAGTAATTTACCCCAGCTATGTTGAATGTTGTCTGGGTGTGGCAACCGTTGCATCATCCAATATGCTGGATCATCTGCTGCAAATGCATGTGAATTTACACATTCTGCAGCCGCGGTATGACTGTCGCCGTTAACGTACAGCAACATATTGTATTTCGCCTGTCTGAGTTGAATAAGTCATTTTAATCTTTGACAAACCTGTACTTATAATTCCGTCTCGAGTCGGGCCCCAGCATGCTGAGTCTAAATAAAATTTGTGGTCTCCATATTGCAGGCCTGTTCGTGGCACTATGAGTGTATAGTCATCTGGGGCAATCTCTATTTCCGTGCTTATGTTATTCATATTATGATCAATTTCATCGCCATTTAAAAGACGTTTGTTTGCATCAATTACTATTTTTGTATTTAAATATGACTCTTGTAAAATAGATTTCAACCATGGTTGCCATCCCCATACAGTGTGAACGTCAGCAGAAAACGTGTTTATACCTTTTGTAATTTTATTACCCTGAGGCATTATATCCTGAGGCAAAGAAATTTGTTTACGCCAGTTGCTGATTTTACTGTTTACTACCTCAATAAACTTCTTATCAATATTGATTCCAGGATTGAAAAAATAGTTTTCTGCTTCAAAGTCAGTGCCAAGACATTCAGCAAAGACTTTGGGTACAGATTTGGTGTAAATTTCGCAAAAATATTCTCCCGGCAAAAACAGTGGTCCAGATTTACGTGGTAAATTCCCCCACATTCCTTCTTCCCATATATTTCTTCCAACTGTTTCAGTGAGAACAATATCAGGATCAATAGAATCTTGTAGAGTCCAGTTATACCTTTCATTGATTAAATTTATTTTTTCTTTTAACCCACATGATTCAATAACTTCGAGACCTAATTCAAAACGGTCTTTATCATTTTCATATGCAATAATTTTCTTAGCACCATGCTTTAAAGCAAGTATACTGAGCAGACCTGTGCCAAACCCTATGTCTAATACGGTTTTACCCTGTACGTTATTAGTAATAATGTCTTCGTAAAACTGATTGCGCAAGTAATCGCAAATCATCGGAAGATTTACGCCATCGTCATTTTCCCAATCTATCATGAGACTTCTTTCCTTCTGTTAGCGTATACTATCATTTTACTTCAGTGTATCCATCGCCAAGATCTCGATTACGTGTAAAACGAATCTCCGGATCTGCTTGGAATTGTTCATAGGTTTCCATGACAACATTTCGGCACACATTCTGAAACCAACGATCAACAATTTCATGATCGGGTTCGTTTGGCTGTCCTTGATATCCTGCTCTCACAAGATTTGCTACAAACTTGTCATTCCAGTCTAATTCAAAAGCACCTTGGTTGATATCATTCTCGTCAAGATCCATACTTAGAATAGTAACATATGGCTCGCCTTTTTCATTGGCAATTTCTTTTTCAGTTTTTGTTGCTTTTTTAGTGCGCTTAGGTTTTTCATCAACTGTAGGCTTTGCTTTGTTTAAGCCTAGTGTTGTTTTAAGTTTGTCAAACATTGGTGCTCCTTTTGTTAAATACCGGAATAGGCTGCATCTTGTGCAAGTTGCGTTTGCGGATTTCAAGATACTGCTTTACCTGAGTTTTGTCTTGTTCACTAAGTGATTCAATGTCGATGCCGTTTTCGTCGATGTCCATGCATTTCTCTAGATCACTGTAGCTCATGCCGTGCAATTGATCTGCATCTACCCGTCCATCATCCCACAAGCCATCTGTGGGTTTTGCGTCAATGATTTCCTGGCTAACTCCAAGTTCTTTGCCCAGCGCCCACACTTCAGTTTTTGTTAAGTCTGCAATAGGAGAGATATCAACTCCGCCGTCGCCGTACTTAGTATAAAAACCTACCCCAAAGTCTTCTACTTTGTTGCCTGTTCCGACTACAATTCCGCCATGTGTTTGCGCTTTTTGATACAATGTCATCATGCGCAATCTAGCACGACTGTTTGCTAATGCCAATGGCGAATATGCATGTTGAAACAAGTTCTCAAATTGTTCAAACACATCGGTGAGATCAATTGTTTCAAAACTAGAATTCATATACTGAGTGTTTAAACGCAAGCAATGGTCAATGCCCAAGTCTGTTTGTTCTGCTTTTTGTCGAATCGGCATAACCAGGCACAATGTAGGCACTCCGCTTAGTGCACACAATGTTGATACAACTGCGCTGTCAATTCCGCCGCTTACGCCAACAACTAGTTGCCCGATGTTATTATCTATTGCGTATTGTCTAATCCACAGTGGAATGTCTTTTGTTAACTCGCCTATTATATCAATCCTTTCTTTCTTAATTTTTCGTCAAGGTCTTTGATCGGTGCCTTCATAGCCTGCTCGTGTTGTTTGTTTTTATATCTAAGTTCCCCACGCATTTCCGAAGAGTGAAATGTGAAGTCTCGGAGTGAATCGCCATCCTTTTTCCATGCAAACACGGGCAACTTCTTGAACGTTGAGAACATACTCTTCCGAGCGTCCCCCAAGCGGCATACAATATACTGGACACTCAACGCCGATGTCACGATATGCTTGCACAGCCCTGCCAGCTTCATCAATGTCTGCACGATCAGCAACAACAAATTTAAAGTAAATGTCACTGCCGTCCACAAGACTGTAGTTGTGAGCAACGCCAGGCTTGATAGCATCTTCCCAACTTTCTCCTGATACGGAGAGTTTAGGGCTGCAACTCCATGTAACTGTAATGTCGTCATTGTTGTTGAGATAGTCAAAGAAATCGTCGTGTAAATATTGCGTAGTGTTTGTTTCAAAAGTAACATTTTTTAAATCCTTCATTCTAGGATGCTCAAACAACTCGATATACAAACGCTGCCAAGCAAGTAGCGGTTCTCCGCCGGTAAGGATAAGATGGACGTCTTGACCATTATCCATTGTCCACTTACCTTCTGGAGTAAGTGATAGCAAATGTTCTACTACTTCATCAATAGTAGCATCATGTACCAAGTGTTTAAACTCAGGATAGATACTTGCATATGTATCACACCCTGTGTGGATAATAGGCAAGTCTTCAAACTTCTCAACACGATCTAAGATACCGCCATCTAGCAAGTCTTTTACTTCTTGATTGTATCTTTGTCCGTTTGCAAGTTTTTCTGCACGACTAGGCTCATCACGTCCTAGTCCAAAGTTCATACAACGGAAGTTACAACCGAAGGTGCGTAGGAATACACTGGGTACTCCTACAAACTTGCCTTCGCCTTGTACACTATAAAATGCTTCACTATATCTTAGTTTCATTTTACTACCTCTTCATTTGGGTTCCAGCGTTTCCACCACTCTTCCCAAGGGAATACAATCCAGCTTGGCTCGTCGATTTTATTGATTTCTTCAGCACTATATCTAATTGGCAATTTGCTTTCGCTTGCTGTATTGTCATATAGTACAGCAACTCGTGTTGTGTTCTCCCACACAAGATTCCATAAATGTTCGTTGTTGTCTCTGCTAGGAGAACAGTTGGCTTCCCAGTCTTGTTTGATCCAGTTTAGTGTTGCACCTGAATCATTGATATCGTCTACAATAAGAATGTTTTTCCTAAGGGATGGATCCCACCGAGCACCTGTTATTCCAGTTGTGTTATCGTTGTATCCAAATGCTTGCTCACTCATCCACCAATTGCTTTCACAGTCAAGTGGTTCGCCGTCACGCAATCGAACATCCAGTGTGTGCATCTTAACATCAAGATACTGACTAAGCAAGTTTGCAAGAGTTAACCCGCCTCTTGTGATACCAACAATGTAATCAGGACGCCAGTCGTCTAAGTGCATTTGTCGCAGTATTTCTTGCGCCTGTCTTTGTACATCATCCCATGTTACATATACTTTTTTCACACTTTTCTCGCTTTTACCATCATGTGCCAACCCAGGTATTCGCTAACCGCATTGCGCATTTCTTCGCTCATAGCAGCAAACCATGGTTCTAACACATAGTTTCCTTTTTTGTATTCCTCTACATTATACATGAAACAATGGCTTTGACGCAACCTTTCAATTGTCCAAACTGGCGCTGGTAGCAGTTTATATATATCTTCTTTACTGTACGCTTGTGCATATGGACAAGCGTCCTGTGCTTCAAACTGATCCAATCCTTTTTGAATCATTGCCATTTTCCAGGAATTCTTAGCATATACCAACAAGCGTAGTTCGCCACCTGTCTTGAGTGCTTTGTGCATATTGTCTAGGCTGAGTTCAATATTAGGAAAGTGATGTATAACTCCAACACTGTAGACTAAATCAAATTTCCCAAGATCATTGAGGTCATCTTGTACGTTGCGCACATGTAACTCACCGGGTAAGCCGAGCACATCAAATCGTTGTTTGCACAAGTCAATGCTTACATCACTGATATCAATGCCTACATACTCAGCACCGTGTTTGGCAAACTCTTCAGCTTCGGTGCCAATTCCGCAACCAATTTCAAGCACTCGTTTACCCTGCCATAAATGATATCCAGCAAATTCGCGCATGTGCGGCTCAACCCTGTGTCGCCGGTTGCTAACTTCAGCAAAAAACTCTTTAGTACCAACAAGGCTTGTTCCATGATTAATATTGCACGGCTGATCGTTCCAGTAGTTTACAATGCGTTGTTTTAAATCACTACTCATAATTTATACGTTCCTAAAAATCCCTTAGTATCAAATTCCCTCATGCGTGTCCAGACATCATATTTGTTTGCTCGTGCACCGCTTAGATAGCCGTTGTCTTGTCCAAGACGTTTGCGTAACCATTCCATTTTGTAACCCCACAAAATTCTTGTTTGTGCTGTCTGTGGATAAAGGAAGTCCTTGGGATTAGTTATATCACCTTCGAGTTTTTCAGGCTGTCTCTCGGCGTATGTTTCATCGTTGTTGTTGCCAGTCAAGTCGGCTCTGTCGTGGATGCATTCGCTTTCGAGTTGAATCATTGCATCGCACATATACGCTACTTGACTAACCCATCCGTCGGTGATAACATGTGGCGATACACAGCCAAATAATATTAACCAATCTCGTGGAATAACTGGAAAGATGGCATATGGATGACCGTGGTTGTCAGAGAATCTTTGTACTGCAAATTTTCCTGAATGACTGAGAATTTCAGTGTCCCAGCTCTTGCTCATCATTATTGCATCATCGTTCCACACAATTAACCATTCGCCTTTGCTGTGCTGAGCCAGTGTATTGATGTATTCGTTTAGACGACTGTATCCCATACGAGGTTGTGAAAAAACATAAAGATCTAATTCTTTCTCTTCAAAATATGGGATCATATCACTTTTAACATAGTCGATAGTCTTTTGATCGTCGTCGTCAATTGCGAGCATAAATTCAATATCATGTGGATTGTCGGCAGTGCCAATCATGCTTTGCATACTGCTCAGTACCTGCACCGGTCTCCCGCGAGTTGGAAGCAATATGGATATTTTTTTACTTGGATTAATTGTAAATACCATTATCGTTTCTCTATAATTTTATCAGCTAGCCCCCATTCAACTGCTTCTGTCGCAGTAAGGAATGTATCAAACTTCATAGTCTCGGACATTTCATCGTATGTCTTGCCAGCTGTGTTGTGCTTAACGTAAAGCTCTGTAAGGCGTCGATTTACCTTTTTGCTCTCTTCAAATGCACGTTGCGCATCTTCAAATTGTAGCTCTTGTACATACACACTACCGCTTGTGCCTCGTGTTCCACTGCTAACACGGTGAATCATTGTGCGTGACTCTGGTAGCACAATACGTTTGCCTATTGCACCTGCTTGTGATAAAAACGAGCCCATGCTACATGCTTGCCCAATAACCACTGTAGATACATCGCACTTGATAAATTGCATGGTATCATATATGCCAAGCCCTGCACTTACCTGACCACCTGGGCTGTTAATATAAAGCAATATATCCTTGTCCGGATCTTCGCTTTCTAAAAACAACAACTGTGCAATAATTGCATTAGCCATATTATCCTCAACTGGGCCATTAAGCATGATAATACGATCTTTAAGCAATCGACTGTAAATATCGTATGCACGTTCACCTTTTGAGGTAGTTTCTACTACCATTGGGATTAAAGACATTATTCAGAAAACCTTTCTTTGCGTACATGATATGGTGTATAAATTGCGCTGTTAGCACCGTGTTCAGCACATTCAACTGATTCACACCAGCAACGTCCTCCTGTTACTTCGCGTATCAATTCGTCAGCAAACTTCCAAGCGTGGTATGCAAACATTTCTGCACCAACACCGTCTAATAGTGTAACTTCACACAGGCCCATGTTCTCCAGTTCGGCAAACTTGTACAAGAATGGATCTTCTCTGTCAATAACAGTTTTGTGATCAAACGTATCTTCTAGCCAAGCCTTAAGAGGTTTTAGTCCCCCAAAGTCTACTGCCCAGTTTTTGTTGTCTAGTTCACTGCATCCAAATGTAAATTTAAATCCTAAACTATAACCATGCAATAAGTGACAATGTGAGTGCTCAGCATTAGGTTGACGGAACACTGCTGATAAACCAATTTGATGACCATATGTTTTAGTTGAATAATGTGGCATTCTATTTTCCTTAATGTATCGGGTCAGAATGTTTTGAGACGGATGAACCTTCGACGTCTATTATAGTTATACATTTTTCCAAACGTGTGCAGAATATCCTTTACCGTTAGTATCGCCGCCATTGTTGTCTACATCAACATCATCGTATAGTACACCATCAATAACGTCTTCACCGTTTGGATATTCATTGATCATAAACTTTAGTTTCTTTACGTCAAAGTCACCTACAGTTTCAATGATACCATCAAAGAATTGACCTTTTTCACTTGAATACAATTGGCATACATACTCGCCCTCGTCGGGCAGTTCTTCACCGTGATCTGCAAGTTCAACTTCATAGTCAGTGTCTTCTTGGATCTTGTCAACTAGTTCAATTAGCCGCTCGCCGTCAACTACATCAGCAACATGCTTGCTCATATATTCCATGCTGTCAACTTCTTCAATGGTAAGATATGAACTGCCATACTCCACACCCATTTGATGTAGAAACTCTGTTGGCGCTTCGAACCAGTTTGATTTGTAATCGTCTTCGCCATAACTAGTTAAGAAGTCTGCTTCTTTTGGAATAATTTCAAGTTCGTCATACTCGCAATCGTCTGGATCATCATTGATCAGATACTGTGTCAAGTCGTTGTCGCCATGCTCTTCGTTGTGTGTATTCCAAAACTCATACGCTTCTTTACTTAGATTCATATATGCTGCTTCGCCACCGTATCCCGTAATACCAACACGGTAGAATCTCGGGCCTTTGATAGTGTCAATTAGATCTTCTTGTTGTTCAATACTAGCCATTTATATAACTCCCTGCTCCAGGAATGACATTGCGAACACCACCAGTTGGATCTGCGCAATCGCCATCTCGTCTAAAAATTAAATGCACATGCGGATATAAGCAAGTTTGCCCAGCACTCTCTCCCATGTTAATGCCAACATTGTATCCAGTAATCTCATTGCTTTTACCGTCAACATTAGCATAGCCCATAGTAACAGCGTATTTAAAGCATTTCATAATACCATCCATAGTAGCTTCACGGGGCACAATTAACGTATGACCTGGTGTAACCGGAAAGCCATCGTTAAAAATTATAAAATCTTTAGTCTCTAACTGTACATCAGTCCAAGGAGCACGACCCTCCTTGGCTGCTACATCTAACGTGTCTTCGATGCGCATGTTATTCTCCGTTGTTGCTATACAATGTATAGCATACTGCAAATCAAATGTCAACCATTAAAAATAGCTGCCACTAGTAAGTTATTTTCCACAAGAAAATTCTTGCTGCAATTTAATATTATCAAAGAACTCTTTCTTTGTACCACTATCATGTTTAAAGCTACCTTTAAGCACAGTTGTTTGTGTAAGACTGCTAGTTGCCATAATACCACGATTCTCACAACAGCCGTGTGTTGCTTGAATGTACACACCTAAGTGTTCCGCATCAGTTGCTGCTTTAATTTCACGGGCAATATCATTTGCAAGTTCTTCTTGCAGTGTGCCACGTCGAGCACACCATTGTGCAATACGTGTGTACTTACTAAGTCCGATAAGTTTATCTGCTGCAATGATACCAATGTATGCAACTCCGCTCACTGGCTGGTGATGATGCGAGCACATACTTTTTAGTTCACTGCGTACTACTAGCATGCCGTCATAACGATCTGCACTATCATTGGGAAATGCTGTTGCACTTGGCATTGGATCATAACGTCCTGCCATAATTTCATTGTAGTACATTTTAGCAAGACGCTTTGCAGTGCCTTTACTATTAGGATCGTTGCGTCTATCAATTACAAGTGCATCTAATACGCCCTCAAATGCTGTAGTAGCTTCATTGATAAGTTCTTCTTTCTCACCTTCAAGGATAAAGTTTGAAATATTGTCTCCTGCCCAATACCGTGCATCAGCTGCTGCTAACCGATCTTTAATTTTGTCTGATATATTCATTTGTTTCTCCGAGTTAGGGTCGAGGATGACCGCAATTGTTTATATTGTAATGCATATTTAGACAACTGTCAAGAGGTTATGTATTCTTTTTAGAATTAATTCTTCTACCTTGGTGCTATTAACTAGTTCATAGTTGTGTTGTATCTCAGGTAAGTGACTAAAATAAAAATCCTTTGCAAATTCTTTGCCCTTTGCTACAGTAGACACAATTGCATCTACTTTTTCTAAGAAAGGCATATTGTCGTATCCTTTAGGTAGAAAATCTTCCATCATTTCAAAGCCTAAATCTTTAAGGTAAGCATAGTGTCCACGGGCACCAAGTAGTAGCGGAATCTGTCTTGAAATAAAAGATTTATATGACTTTTCGGTAACAACAGGTAAATTTATATTTCTTGAATATGGATATTCTTCACATTCAGATTCAACTGCTATATTACAATATGCATCTTTAAATGCTGGGTGTGTTAGTAGCGTACTTCCTGACCCTCCAAAATTAACTAGACCGAGTCCTCGTTCTTCCTCGACTAACAATGGAAGTAAATTTTTATACTCATGGAATTTTAGCAAATCAAGTATGTGTAAGTCTTTCTCTATCCTCATTAAAAAGTAATCACTGTCCACTAAATTTTGAGAAAATATAATTTTATCTAAGAGATTGTTTATGTAAAAATTGTGCCCTAGTACGAAACGATGAATACTAATTTTATTATTAAGGCAACTAAATCCATACTCTACGTCTGGCGATAAAGGAATAAAATCTTCTGTACAGTGTGTGCGGTTCCAAAACCACATTGGAAATGATATATGATAATGAAGGTTGCTATATTTTATATTAGAGTACCCTTGTGTTTGTAAGACAACAGTTTTATTAGCTAGTACCGGATGATTGAAAATATTATGCTCTATGTTAGTATTTCTCCAAACATCACCATTTGTTAATATTACGGTGTCACTGGTTATCTCAATGGTTTTCAAAGTATTAAATATTTGAGAGGGTGTCCGTGACCCTACACTTATAATCTGTGGCTTGTATTTCTCAAAGAACTTTTTTAATACTGCTTCTGTCATACTCTTCTGTCCCAAATTTTGCTAAAGCAAAGTCTGTTTGTACTAGTACCCCTATTGTATTCTAAAAACTTATTGTCTGTGTCTATACCAAAAATTACACAATCACTTGGAGTAACTTTAAGATCTTTGCAATACTGTTCTTGTATTGGTGTGTATTTTTTAACAATGTAGTCGTTTTTATATTTTTTAATTAGTTCGTGTCCGACGTGAACACTGAGACTATTTACATAAGGAGTTGCCTGATCAACATATGCTTGCAGGCTATCGTCCAGATAATCTCTCATCATTCTTATTCCTATACGATATGTTTCAACAGGAAACACTTTACTTAAACTTGTTGTAATCACTTTTATACACTCATAGTCCAAGTTTACTTCAAGTGGTTTACTAATATTTAGGTAAGCCATATCAATTAATACAGGAACGTTTTTATCACAACATGTTTGCATTATTGCATCAAAGTCTTTTGGAATAGTTCCGTTGTCAGAAAAAGGTAAACTTACAACAACTACATCCCCAGCGTGTATATTGTCATTGGTTATCCAACTAAACCTATTATAGAAGTTTTCTCTTGCTACTATTTGATGATAAAAATACTCACCCTTCCATAGTCTTAGTCTACGATCCAAGTGTTTCATGTAAAACTTATCAAATACTTCAGTTGTTCCGTTAGCAAATGCAAGATGTTTATACGCATCTATGCCTTGTATCTTATGTCCTTGTTGCATCCAATGTGCATAGTCCTTTAAGAAATCTGGAATATTTACTGGCATAAAAGCATCAGTGTGCAAACTAACAAAGTTCACTGTTTCTTTATCATGTATGCTCCATGCACCACCATATGGTTTGTTTTTGAGATTTGGTAATGTTGGTGTTATACCCATCTTTGCCTCCATGTATTCATTAGTTTATTACACCATTGCCTGTTTACTGGTTTTAACAAATATTCATCTACTTGGTCCCATGTAGATTCCAAGTTGCTTCTAAGTAAATCGCTTAACTTAATATTTAGACCAGGGCCGCTAGTGACGTGTTCTTTTTTAATATCCCATTTCATAAACGTATCTGCGTCTGTATAGTCATGAACATATTGTATTGGTTTATAAGACTTAGAATGAGGACCAATAGGTGATTTGCTTGGTTTGTATCTTAACAAATGCACTTCTTTTTCAAACCATTCGTAGAATACTTGCCTTCTTCTTTCAAGTAACCATGGCATACTATCTTTATCAGCACATATAGTAATAATTTTTTCATCTTTGGCCCATGTAGGAATGTATGGTTTTTGCCATACATTTGCAATTAACTTGTTTTCATTATAATGCTTTTTTGATAGTTTGCATTCTAGTAGATAATCATGTGCTTGATCTTTTGTTAGATCGTCACCCCTATCAAAGATAGCGTTTCGTGTGTACCATTTAATATCATAAGGAGTGATTGGTTCGTTATTCATATGGTCAGAACTGTCTACAACACAAAATTGTTCTGTAGCAAACTTAACCGGATCAGGTAAAGGATTATCTATCCAATCTCCAACTGCATCGCTTGTTGTACAACATATTAAAAAACTCCTACCAGCAGAACCAGGGGTATACTGTATCCAAAGTAAATTATCTTTCTGTTTGGTCGTCATATGGCAGGCCTTTTTCTTTGTCGAACCAATACAAACTACGATGCGGCGGATTAATGTCATCGGGTTGTGCTTCACTTGTTAGGTAAAATAATCTAAGTCCTTTTCGGCATTCATCTTTGGGGCAAGCCATTGGATCCGGATAACCATGATATACTAAGTTTTTATAAGTCCAAATTAACATGTTTCCAAAGTCTGGTTTAATACTACTTAATAGTTTTTCATTTTTTGTATTGTAAAAGTTTAAACTACCACCCCAGTCTTTATTCCAGTCTTTGTTAAAGTAAACAATAACACTAACTGCTCTATTTAGCTGTAATTCTTCCACCCAATTAAAATCGGTGTGTACTTGTAATGTGTCACCGCAAAAACTTTTTACATATCCAGCACCTACCAAGTGTGGATCATTTAGTAGTTTCTTAACACCAGTTAGTTCTTCTAACCATTTTATAAATTTACTACTACTTAACGCATGTACTAGTTGATCTGCGTAAGGCGTTTCTTCTAAGTTATTATGCTCATACATACAACTACCTTTTCTTGTAAAATGTTTACAATCTTCTAAAGGTATCCGGTCTAACTCATTTGCACACAGACTAGTTAACTCATCTGGCAGAAAGTTAGGTATATTAATCAAGCCGTATTCTGGATGGCTATGATATTCTTGTTTAAGTACTTCTATGTCTAGTATGTCAATTTTTTGTAATATTTCAGATTTAAATTTCACGTGTATACCATTTCCATGCATGTTCAATAATATCATCAACATGATATTCATTTTGCCAGTTTGCTACTTCAAAGAACTTTTTGTTGCTTGCAACCAATGTATCCGGATCACCTTCACGCATTGGCCCTTCTACTACTGCTTGAGGTTTACTATCTGATACTTTACAACATTTGTGTAATATATCTAAGTTACTAGCACCAAGTCCTGTTGACAAGTTGTAAAAACCTGGCACCACACGTTGTTCTTGTGCGTAGAAATGTGCTTTTGCAATATCAGCAACGTGTACATAATCTCTTACACAAGTACCATCTTCTGTGTCTAGTGCTGTTCCGTTTAATGTAAACACTCGGTTGTGTTTGATTGCTTCCATTACTCTAGCAATAATATGAGTTGCATCTTTTGCTTGTCCATGACGTCCTTGAGGATCAGCACCAGCGGCATTGAAATAACGTAAACCAACATAGTTTATTCCGTATGCAACACTGTATGTTTCTAACAATTGTTCTACCATATGCTTGCTTATACCATATGGTGATATTGGATTTTTAGGATCTTCTTCTCTGATTGGAGTCATTAATGGATTGCCATATACTGCGGCACTGCTTGAAAAGATAATTTTAGGAAATAGTTTATTATCTATCATATAATCTAACATGCATTTGGTTGCAATAAAGTTATTTTCATAATAAGCACCGGGATCTTTGATACTAGGTCCAACCAAACTTGAACCAGCACAATGCACAACAACGTCGGCACTATGCAATGCACTTAGTCCACTTATTGATACAAAGTTGTCAAGAATATAGTTATCAATGTAAGGCTCTAAATGATCAAACTGCGGATTTCTATCAATTGCAGTAACAGTCCATCCTTGTTCTTTAAAATAGATTGCAGTCTGGCCGCCAATGTATCCACCGCCTCCTGTGATTACAACTGTTTTCATTTACTTCTCCCTGGAAAATAATCTTGCATAGTGCCTTCTCTGTGTAAGTCGTTTGTAATACAATGTATTCCGCCATCCCAAAACCAACGATGTCTAAAAGGTATAACATGTGCAGTCACGCCGTATTCTGCTAACTACACAAGTTTTAAGCGGATCCCAATGTTGGTATACGTTATACAATTAGTGTTTTGCTTTCCATAGTTTGTGTAAATGTTTTGCTTTTTCTTTGTCAATATTAGATTTTAAGAAAAAGTTCAATCTATCTAGCACACCATCTATGTTGTCGGCAAATAATTCATATACACTTATATTCATTATTTTATCCATCGGCGTACTGAAATATGTGTTGAACATGTGTGGCTCATATAAAAATATTTGTTCATGATCAGAGTAACTGTCTAATGTAAGATCTGCACCTCTTTTTACTAGCAGTGATCTACATTGGTAGGTATCAGGAGATATTAATATCCACCTTTTATCTACCTCTGCAATATCTTTTCTTAGACTCATTATTTCGCCAAAGTGTCCATGCAGTATATTGTTTTGATCAAACTTTTGTTTGGTTAAATTATGTCCGTCCTGATCATGGACACTTTTGTCTTTGCCTGTGTATAAACCCAAGTATGTATTAAAGTTATCAGTTGTAAATTCCAAAAGATTTTTTACATGGTTACCACCAGCATACGGAGGAAAACATATTATCGTTTTCATATTTTGTTCACTGCATATTTTGCACCAGCAACATGATCTCTATACCTATTGCCACTGCGTAACCATTGTTCGCCATCACCTTGCATGATATCAACCACTCTGTCAACAGTGCCATCTGTCCAGTCACTAATTAATCCCATGTTGTGATG